AACTACTCCACCGTGGGGTAACCTCGTGGCCATGATCCTGGCGGAAACCATCGCCATCGACACGGCCATCATCGTGATGATCTTGGGCCTGTTCGTCACCATCGGTGTTGGCCTGTTCTCGTGGACTCTCGTGACGGTCGTGCGCCTCACCGGCATCGTGTCGGTCCTTGAGGAGAAGGTACGGCAACTGGCCAACGACATCGACGATCTCGTGGCCGGCAGTCCCGAGATCCAGTTCCGACCGAGCCACCGCAACGGCTGAGGTATCCTTGAGCCATGGCTACGAACTCGGTCACCAAGTCGAAGTCCGCCACCCTCTCGGGGACCACCGTCGACACGGTGAACCTCAAGCAGTGGTGGGATCGCATCGAGATCTCGAACCAGGGTGTCACCACGCTCACGGTCGCGCTCGACGGTTCCACGCCCACGGCTCTCGGTGACAACTTCGAGGTGGTCGAAGCCGGCACGACCAAGCTGTTCCCGGCCCCACGTCAGGGCAACGGCGTAGCGGGTGACGCCGCGCTGTTCTGCCACATCGTGAAGATCATCGGCAACGGCAACGCCTACTCCGTCATCGGCGTAGCTGGCCAGTAGGTCCACAGCATGGCGACTGTCGACCAGTCCGTCACCGACTCCTTCGGGCTCGTCGAGTCAGGGATGCTCAACGGCGAGAACGCACACCCCGTATCGGACGCCTTCCGCTTCACCGAGTTGGCGGAGAGCTTCGTCGTCGGGTCCTTCCCTTGGCAGTTCCCGTTCGTGGCCGAGATCCTCGACACGCGCACCGACGCCGAGATCCTCACCTACGAGGGCCCGAACGGGGCGTTGCTCCAATAGCCCCCGGCGCGGCGAGTACGCTGGGTCCGTGGCCGACATCTACCTGACCCAGAACCGTCGCCTGCCGGTGCTGTACGCGGCGCTGCGCGACTACCAGGGGCTCATCAACCTCTCGTCGGCTTCGGCCGTGAAGTTCGTGATGATGAACCTGGGCGGGGTGAACAAGACCAACTCGTCCTGCACGATCACCAGCGCGACGATCGGTCAGGTCTCCTACGCCTGGGCCGCAGCGGACGTCGACACGGCCGGCACCTTCCTCGCGAAGTTCATGGTGACCATCGGAGGCCAAGACCTCCCCATCCCCTCCGACCGCTTCCTGGTCGTCGAGATCGCGGAGGACCCAGCGTGAGCAAGACCCAGGCCGTGCTCCTCAACGAACTGTCCCAGCGCCTCGGGGATCCGCACCTCACCTACTTCTCGGCCGAGGAACTCCGCACCTGGATCAACGAGGGCGCGCGCGAGATCGCCCGTCGTACCGAGTGCCTGCGCGCGGTGGCCACGGTCTCGGTCACGGCCGGCACCCAGTCCTATTCGGGGCCTACCGACCTCGTGCGCATCCACAAGGTCGAGTTCATCGCGACCGGCGACTCCCGCTCGTTCCCCCTCGAGTACCGCGACCAGTCCGCGGCCGACATCGTGTGGGGCACGCAGCGCACGATCACCACGTCCTACGCCCCCGAGTTCTGGTCGGGCTGGGGCTTCCCCGGGTCGACGAACTTCACGATCGAGCTGTACCCGACGCCGAGTGCCAACGGCACGCTGCGCATCCATTACTACCGGCTACCCGCGGACCTGGCCACCACCGGCAATGGTGCGGCCGGCACGACGATCGACTGCCCGAACGGGTGGGAGGACGTCATCTTGGACTGGGCCGAGACCCGCGCGGAACTCAAGCGCAAGGACGTCAACGCCTACCAGATCAAGGATGCGATCTTCAAGGATCACCTCATGGCGATCATGGACACGTCGATCCGCTACACCGACGCGCCGGGCGAGATCACCTTCGACACCCAGTGGTTCTCCGACGAGTATTACTAGCCCCCATTCCCGCGAGGGTTGACACCACTGCCGGCATCGTTCATGATGGCCCCTGACGCGCAACGCACAGCAAGTCACCGACCGCCCCGGGGCCCCCACCTTTCCCTCGGGGCGGTCTCGCGTCCACAACTGGGTGGTGAGTGTAGAATCCTCGCATGGCCGTAGGATTCCTTCCCTCCTTCATGTCCAGCGGCAACCCCGGGGGCAAGGCCGTACCCGACAACCGGACGGTCAACCTCTCGAGCACGCCCCAGGTCCAGGCCCCCAGCTACTCGAGTGCCTTCGGGGCTGGCGCGGCGGGGGGTGCTGGCCGGGGTTCGTACTACCGACCCCAGCCGTTCCAACTCGGTGGGACCTCGGGGGCTGTGCAGAACGCCGTGCAGCAGGTGGGCACACCGGCTCCGGTCGCCACTCCCGTCACCGCGACCCCGAACTACGTCACCGGCCCCACGGCCTACAACAACGAGACCGGCCAGCAGGACCCCGGGTACAACCCCTTCCTGCCCACGGCCGGCGAGGAGCTGCAGCGGTACCTCCTCAACCAGCAGTACGGGTCCCAGGCCGCGCTCAACGGGGCGCACAGCAACCTGCTCAACGCCCAGGAGCGCAACCTCAACGCCCAGTACGGGTTCACCGGGCGTGAGGGTGACCTCAAGCTGGCCGGCGCGGCGGCGGACCGCGCGTACATCGACAAGTCCCGGCTCAACATCGAGCAGCTCCGTCAGCTCTACGGCGAGCAGAAGGCCAACGAGATCGCGGGGCTCAACCAGCGCGCGGACGTCAACCGGCGCGACATCAACTCGAAGGCCACCGAGGCCGGCGCCTTCCTGTTCCCCGGTCGCGGCCAGCACCTCAACGACGTCAACAACGACCTGGCCAACGCGACCCAGAACTCGGAGCTGTCGTTCCGCGACAAGCTCCTGAGCCTCGACAACCGCGGCAACGAACTCGACAACCGCAACGCGAAGCTCGATCTCGTCGCCCAGGAAGTCGGACTCGATCGCGACAAGGCTCGAGCGGCCCTCGACTTCGGCCTCGCGCAGTTGGGCTACGAGCGGTTCGTCGACACCAACAAGCTCCTCGACATGCTCAACTCCACCAACGCTCAGCAGCAGGCCATCGCTCAGCAGATCGTGGAGCGGGCGACCAAGCTGAGCGCGCAGTACCAGAACGGTGGTCTCGGGGATCCATACGCGCAGTACACGGGAGGTGCCTGAGACATGGCCTACGGCTTCTACGTCCCCAACAGTGGGCCGCTCACCTTCCCGACCCAAGGTCCGCTGACCTTCCCCAACAGTGGACCCCTCACGCTCCCGCAGCCCACCACCCCCGGGCAGTTGATCGTTCCCCAGACGATCGGCCCCGGTGTCCCGCGCACCAACTTCCAGCTCGGCCCCACGGGTCCGCTGCAGACCCCGAGCGTTCCCAACTTCCGCCTCGGTGAGACCGGCCCACTCGTCACCCCTCGCGGTGCGACCGGAGCGGGGCCGAGCGGGATCTTCAACGTGCCCACCGGGTTGAAGCCGGTGCTCGAGCAGGCCCCCCCGACGCGGTTCGCCATCCCCGGCGAGGTGCCGGCGCGCTTCGAGATCCCGGGTGCACAGTCGGTTCCCTACGCGGACATCCGGGCCAACTCCCTCGGGCCGCGCCCCACCTACAACAACGTGACCCTCCCCGACTACGCGCCGGGCACGGTGAACCCGAACGTGGCCTCGATCCCTCAGGGGGTGGCGGCACCGAGCGAGATGGAACTCGCCGGTCTGCGATCAGGTCAGGGCGCCTTGCCGACGTGGCTGGGCAACACGGGTGCGGTGGATGTGTCGGCTGGGTCGAACTTCCTCAACTCCGGTGTCCTCGGCTCCGATGTCGGCGGGCTCGCGTCCAAGTCCTTCGGGAAGTGGGGCAACATTGGCGCGGCTATCGGCATCCCTCTCGCCGGTCAGGCCGTTGCGTCCCACCTCTCCGATCCGGCTCAGGCGGGTGCGGTGCGTGGGATCAGCAACGTAGCGGGTCAGGGCTCGTGGGCTCTCCCCATGATGGCCGGTCAGCTCGGCATCTCCGGGGTCGGCACCCTTCCCGCGATCGGCGCGGCTGCGGCCGGTGCCGGCTTGGCCCAGGGGTTCTCGGCCACGGACGTGGGCAACAAGACGATCAACCAGATGCGTGGCCAGGACACCGGCAACGGTCCCGGCGACTACGCGGCGGCCGCGGCCCAGGGGTTGTTCGGTGCGCTGCCGCTCGTGGGCCGCGCCGCGGAGAAGCTCGGGTTCCTCAGTGGCTCCACGAATGACACCGTGGGCGATGTGCTCGGCGGCGGGTCTGACACCGCGGCCAAGTCCCAGGCCGCTCCCGTCGTCACCCCCGAGCAACGCATGGCCCAGACCTCGCCCGACTCCCTCGCCAAGATCGCCACGGACTACGGCCTGTCCGACGCGATGAAGCAGAAGCTCCTCAAGAACTACAACCAGGCGATGGTCATGGCCAAGACCCAGGGCGCGGTGTCGCTGCCGGTCGACAAGGACGGCAAGATCGACGGCATGGACGCGAAGGACTACCCGGGCGCGAAGCAGATCACCGACGCCAAGGGCAACACCCAGTGGGTGTCGACGAACCCGGCCGACATCCAGCAGTCGGTGTTCGAGCAGGCCACGCAGCTCATCCCGTCCCTCGGCCACGCCCAGGAGCAGGAGGATGACTTCTTCCGCAAGCAGGCCGTGATGCAGTCTCAGCTCGAGGCCGCGATGCCGACGCTGTACGACGCCCCATCGTGGCAGGGTGACCCCTACGCGAAGCAGCTCGCCATGACCGAGGCCCGCGCCATCCCGTCGCGCTACGTCCAGGCCCAGGCGCTCCAAGCCCAGCAGGGCTACGACAACCAGATCGCTCAGGCCATGCAACAGCAGCAGCTCGCCGCCCAGTACCCCGACCTGTTCGGCAAGAAGTCCTCCTCGTCGACCCCCACGACGATCGACGCCGCGATGGCTCAGTAGGGAGATCGCCATGGCCCTCGACGGTCCGATCCTCCCGCGACTCCCCACCGGCCAGCGTCAGCTCGTCAGCAAGTACGACCCCTCGGCCCCGCTGTTCCCGTTCCTCTCCGGGCTCTCCTCGCCTGTGCGGGGCGCGCTGCAGAACCTCGACACTCAGCGGGTCAACATGGGCCAGAACCCGCTCACCGCTCGCGAGACCCTCTACGCCGGCACCGCGGCTCAACGTCAGCAGTCCGTCGTCGGTGAACCGGATCAGCCCTGGTACAAGGACGCGGCCACGGACCTGCAAACCATCGCGTCCTCGATCCCGAAGATCCCGTTCTCGCTGATCGGGGAGGCCAAGCAGCTCCCCGACGTGCCGCGCCTCATGGCCGAGGCCACGTCCAAGTCGACGAACCCCATCGAGCAGGTCGGCAACTTGGCTCAGGTCCCCGGGCTGCGCCTGATCCCGGGCTCGTTCATCGCTAGCCAGTTCGGTACGGGTGGCCAGGGCATCGGGGGTCTCACCGAGCACCCCCTGTTCACCGCGCTCGACGTGCTGCCGTATGCCGAGAAGGCGGCACGGCTCACCTCGACCGTCAAGACCGCGGAGGAACTCGCGGCGGCGAACGCCAAGACCCTGGGCACTGTGACCGAGAAGGTGCGGCCCATCTCTACGGTGCTCACGCGCGGGTTCAAGGCCCCCGAAGTCGTCGACCTCCCCGGCCCGTTCGGCATCGACCCGCTCACAGGCGAGTCCCGCACGATCAAGGCCCTCGCGCCCAATCCTCTCGGCCAAGCTCTCGACACCATGGGTAGCCGGCTGGCCGACACCAAGATCGGGGAACTCCGCGCCGAAGCCTTCGGTCGCAACTCGCGCGAACTCCAACGCCAGTACAACCGGGCGTCAGGCAACCTCGAACTCATGGGTGAGGATCCGACGAAGTACGCGCCCGAGCCCCTGCTCCCGTTCGCTCAGCAGGTCAACGACTTCAAGTCGGGCGGACCCGAGGGACTCATCGACCGCTACTCGACCGAGATCCCCGAGGCGCGCCAGGCCGAGATCCGCAAGTCGCTCACCCTCGACGAGCCGCTCGCTAACGCGACCCCGCTCGAGACTGAGTACATGGACTGGTACAAGACCAAGCAGTCCGAGTTCGCGCAGGCCAAGGCCGCGCAGGGTGAACTCGTGCCGATCCAGTTCCCGCACGGCATCGAGTTCTACGACAAACCCACGGGCACCAAGATCCTCAAGGCGCGCGACGCGGCCGACAAGGCGCGCGTGGTCACCGACCTCATCGACTCCATCAAGAACCCCGAGACCATCGACAAGACCCCGGGGCTCATCGACCAGTTCCACCAGGCCATGCGCGACGACTCGATCAGCATCGCCAAGAAGGACGCGCTGGCCTACGGGTACATGACCGCCCTCGAGCAGCGCGGCATCGACACCTCACCCCTGCATGCGTACCTGCGCGACGTCGGCCCTTCCCCTCGTGGCACCGGGGCGACGGTGGTGCTGCGCAAGGGGCTCAAGAAGGCCAACCTCGACGGCTTCCTCACGAAGATGGACGAGACCCTCTCGAACCCGACGATGCTGCCCCCGAACCCCGAGGCGGACGTGACCCTCGCGGCGCGCAAGCTGACTGACAAGTGGGGCAAGGAGTCGAAGCTGAACCAGCAGATCAAGGGATCGGTGAAGCTCGAGGCCCGCACCCCGTCCGCGCGGTGGCAGGACATCATCACGAAGAACTCGAACGACAAGATCATCCCCTACGTCAACGCGCTGTATGCCGGCAGTGATGACCTCACGAAGATGGTCGGGTTCGCGACGGACGGCTACTACAACCAGATCCCCGAACTCACCACCGGGGCCGGCAAGAAGTTCCTCAAGGACGCGCAGCGAGAGATCCTCACCTCCTGGCAGAAGTTGGCCGACGAAGGCATGGCCCCGACGTTCGTCCACAACACCACAGCCGACAAGGCGTACTCCGCGATCGGTTCGACCCAGGTGCTCGACTACGCGCCCACGCCGTCCTCACTCAAGAAGCGGACCGGCGACGTGGCCCCCAAGATCCAGTCGCCCATGATCTCGCTTACAGCCGAGGCCGCGGAGTTCCTCAAGCGCGAAGCCTCCCAGCAGTTCGTCGACAACCTCGTGGCCACCATGGGCCAGTCGGGGCGCGACGTGATCAACCGGCTCGAGCCCCAGTACCGTCAGTTCGCGGACGCGAACCTCGGGGAGAACGAGGCTGCAGCCATGGCCAAGGTCATCGCGAAGGAGGGGTTGACGCGGTTCGACCCCAACTCGTTCCTCAAGTCGAAGGCCACGCCGTCGAACATGCGGATCTCCGACTCGGTGTACCTCCCGACCGAGGTGGTGAAGAACCTCGAGCGGCTCAAGCCCTCCGAGGGTGGCTTCGGCACGCTCCTCGAGACCCCGGCCAAGGTGTTCCGCACCTCCGTGTTGGCCCTGAGCCCCCGCTGGCACGTCAACAACATCATCGGCGGCTTCATCACGACCATGCTGCGCGCGGAGAACCCGCTCACGATCTGGCGGTACGCGAAGGACGCCTGGCAGATGGCCAAGGAGGGCGGGCTCGGGAAGCTCGAGGGGGAGGCCGGCCAGCTCATGGCGCCCGAGGGTGCGACCCGACTGCAGGGTGAGTTCTTCAAGCAGGGCCGCGTGAAGGGCGTGGACCCCACCTCGTTCATGCACGCGACGGGCGCGGGCACGACCCTGCGTCGGCTCCTCGAATCGGACTGGGCCCAGCGCGCCAAGGCCGCGGGGTCCTCGGTGGTGGAGAAGTCCTACAACTTCAACGCGATGTTCGATGACTTCTACAAGTCGCTGTCCTACCTCGAAGGCGAGGGCCGGGGACTGGCCAAGGGCATGTCGAAGCAGGAGGCCGTGAAGGCCGGCATCGCGCGCGCCCGCGACATGATGATCCGCTGGGACACGCTCACCCCTCTCGAGCGCGAGTCGATGCGGATGGTCATGCCGTTCTACTCGTGGACGAATACGGTGATGAAGTACCTGGCGACCTACCCCTCGGATCACCCGTGGCGGACCAGCTTCATCTCCTCGCTGGCCCAGGCCGAGCAGGACGACATGGCCAGCGGCATCCCGCAGAAGCTCCGCGGGCTCCTGTTCTACGGCGACCCCGACATCAACGGCAACGTGAAGGCGATCAACCTGCAGGGCGCCAACCCGTTCAAGGACGTGGCCAACTACGCGACCCTTCTTGGGTTTGTGTCCGGGGGTGAGGGCGACATGAGCGCGATCACCTCGCAACTCAACCCGGCCATCGGCACCGCGCTGCAAGCCATGGGCGTCAACACCATGAGCGGATCGGCGGACCTGTACCCCGATCTGCACTACGACGCGATGACCGGGCAGTTGACCGCGGCCCCGACCGACAACCTTCCACTCATGGCGCTCAACAACTACCTGCCCCAGTCCCGAGCCCTCACGTCGCTTGCCGGGTGGTCCAAGGATTTCCGCGCCATGGCCAAGTCCGACCCCGCGGCCGCGTCACGGCTCCTCCGCAGTTCGCTGGGGGTCCCGGTCATGGAGCGCAACGTCAACATCCCCACCGAGATCGCCAAGCAAGAGGTTCGACTCCTCGGCAACCAGGATCAGGTGAAGAACGACGCGATGCGGACCGGCAACTACGACGCGATGGATGCTTACCCGGGTCTGCGGATCTTCAAGCAGCGCCTCGAAGCCCTGTCCCCGAACGTCCGTCAGTCCTTCACGCCGAACGCCAGCATCAAGGGTGGCCGGCAGCCCACGGTCGCGGAGCTGGGGCTCGGCGCGCTGCGGACGCAGTAACATCGGGTCATGCCCAGGCCCTTCACCGTCTGCAACCCGCTCGGTCGCACGCTCGAATACTCAAACCTGAGTGTCTCGGAGCTGGCCAACCGGACTGGGATCTCATCGCGCACCCTCACCGAGTACCTCGCCGGCCGCGCCGAGATGTTGGATCATCACCTCACGGCGCTGGCGGATGTGCTCGAGGTGGACCCTGAGGATCTCCTGCCGGCGTAGTCGAGGCGTAGGCCAGCACCTCGCCGCACGCGCAGCGAGTCTCCTGCCACCGTCCATCACTCAACGAGTAGCGGGCCGTCTGGAACGATGCGTGTTGATACCCGAGGTTGTTCCGGTTCTTCTTGGGTTCGTAGTAGATGTTGCCTGAGGGGTACAGATAGGTGTAGCAGTGTTCCATCCCGTTCTTCACGATGATGGGCACTTCACACCATCCACCGCGCATATCCGCGGTGACCTCGAACCCGTCAACGGGTCCACCGATCAGCTTCATGCCTCCTCCTTCGTGAGTGCCAACGCGCCTTCGACCACTGACACTCCTCGGCTCGGTCCCATCCACCGCGCCATGAACAGCCACAGCGGGGCCGTGAGGTACGCGATGGTGCTCGGGTCAGGGTCCACGAACAACCCAGTGCCGTTCGTGTTGGTCACCCGAAGCTTCATCCTCGCCCCCAGATCAGCAGGCAGCACCCGAATGGGGGTCGTTGGTTCGGTCGGATCTTCGTGTCGCCCGAGTTGATGAACCGCAGCCGACCCCGCAGGAACTCCACGCGGAAGTCGGGCCGGCGCTCGCGCAGGTGGGGCTCCACGAAGTCCTGCCACCATCCCTGCTCAGTCCGGTTGGCCGGCAGCAGCATGACGATCACCCCGGGAGGGTTTGATCCGTTCCACTCCTCGTGGGCCTTCTCGATCCATGGCTGGATATTCGAGTAGGGCGGGTTGCACCACACCCTCTCGCCCCCCCACTCCTGCTCCAACCCGTTGATCTCCTCATCGAAGTACCAGTCGCACTTGGTGTTGTGGGCGCCGGCCGCGACATCCAGGGTGAACTCGAACCTCTCATTCAAGGGGTCGAACACCTCAGTCGTGGTGGCGCGATCATCGACCTTCGGGTTGGCGCCGTTCTTGTTGACCTGCTGGGGATGGTTTCGCGCGACGAAGCTCACAGTCGACCGATCCACAGGTACTCGCCATCATCCCCGACATCCCCGGTCTGGTTGATCCAGCCCCACTCGAACGCATCCCTCATCACGCCCCCCACCTCACTCCGCGGTTGCCCCGTCGAAGATACGACGAACGCGGTCGAGAAGGGGACCCGGGATCCGGCCAAGTGGCGGACGGTCGGATACGCGCCGTACTGCGGTACCTCGATCTTCCGAGCGCTCGCCTTGCTCGGCCGCGCACCGGTTGCATTGAGCTTGGGTCCAGTCTCCATCGGGTACTCCCTTCGGGATGATGAGTCGGATCGCGTGCCGGCCACACGTCGGGCACTTGACGCCCTTCGGGTGGAACGTGCGGACGCGACTCAGGTTGAGGTTCCGCCGAACAGTCGCCACAGCGCGTCCACCTTCTTCTTGCCGAGGCCGTCGACCTCGAGGAGTTGTTCACGGGTCACGCTCAAGGTGAGCGGGTTGCCGATCTTCGCGTAGATCCGTTCGGCCAGCACGCTCGAGATCCCGGGGACCGACTGCAACATCCACTGCACCCACTCGGGATCCGTGGGGTTCGTCCCCCACATCCCCTTGCCGAGCCCCGGCCGTTGCTTCAACGACCGGTGGTCCTTGCCGGCCCATTCCACGAACCAACCAACGGCCTGGATGGTCTGCTCGAGGCTCTGGGTCTGCATCACGTCGCAGCCGGCCTCATGCACCGACCACAGCATCCCGAGCCATTGCCGCAGCGTCCAGTCCTGGCCCCAGGTCCCGAGCAGCTTGCCGTCCATCGACCACTGGGTCTTGCCTTCGATGATGAGCAGGCGGTGGCCGGCGACCGCTGTCCGCATCTGGGCCAGTTCCTTCGCGAGCCGGCCATCAGCGATCGACGCCAGCAGATCCTTGAGTTCCTTGCGTTGGATCGCGTGCTTCTGGCCGCGCGAGAAGAACAGCACATCCGCGCCCACACGCTCGGGGATCGACGAGACCTTGCCGATGTCCTTGAGCGCGGGGGGTTCGGTGGGGGCGACGTAGATCATGACTGATCCGGCAGACACGTCACGGGGCGTCCTCGACGTTGCGGCGGGTGGCGTAGTTGATGGCGTCACCCATGAGCGGGAACGTGGCGACGATCTCGGTGTAGGCACCCGTCCATTGCCAGCCCTGCGTCGTCTTGCGGTACTCGCGGCGCATCACCGCGTATTCGCCAGCCCGATAACCGACGGCGGCGAACATCGGCAGGTCCCACGGGTCGTCCTTGCGTGCGCTCATTCCCCTTCTCCTTCGCTCGGGGCGTCCTCGATCGGGACGAGGACGTATAGAGCGCGATCGGCTGAGTGCGCTGGGATCGTGGTGGCGAACCCCTCGCGAGTCAGGTACAGGCAGTCGGCCCCGTCGGTTGCCATCTCCATCCGCCACACGCGCCCGTCCTCATCGACCGTGGTCATGGGCTGAGCATCGAGAACGCCAGCAGCGGCCATCGCTTGTAGCGCGTCCCGTTCCTGTTCGGCCTTCTCGGCGCGGGCCTCGGGAGCGAGTCCGAGGATGACGTGCCCGTCCACCAGCCCCGTGATCGACGCGGGCAGCACTTCGTCGTGGCCGATCATGTAGACGACACGCTTGCGGATCGACCGGCCGGTGAACCCGCGGCCAGAGACCCACTCGCGCAGCCACAACTCGTCGCCCTCGCTGAACCCGCGGTCGTCCTTGCGTAGCTCGAACGTCTTGCGGCCTTCGAGGACGTCCTGGAAGAACGGTGGGATCGTCTTGAGTTCGTGAACGATCACGGGGTGTCTCCTTCGGTGAGGGCGCGGGTGATGGCCGCGGCCATGTCGTTGTCCACATCGCGCAGTCCTTGGGCGCCCTTCATCGGCACCGGGTGGTCGAGCGGGCGCACGTTGTCCAACATCCATGCGAATCGGCCCGGGGTGAAGTCCCCGAACGGGATCTGATCGGTGTGGTGTTCGATCTGCATCCCGAGGTCGAGCACGTCCTCGTACCGATAGCGCAGCAGTAGGTGGGCGCCATCCCAGTCCACGACTGTGAGCGCGTTGGGGTCGGGCGGTGACGTGGGCCCCACGATCGGTACCACGTCGATCAGGTCGCACACCGCCACCACCGCACCGAGCGGCAAGGCCACCCATTTGCCGAGGCCGTCGCTCATGGCGTAGCGGCCTTCCCCGTAGTCCCATCGGGTCAGCCATTGCCCCATTCGGACGAGGTCCCGGGACGGCTTGGCCTTCCCTGCGTGGATGGCGAGCGGGCCCCGGAAACTAGTGCTCCAGCTTCTCGTTTCGATCCGCTTGACGCCGAGACTGATCAGGCTGGCCCACGGTTGGCGAATCGTCAGAAATTTCATGCGGCACCCCCGAGTGCTTCGATGATCTGCCGGACCATGTCGTCGCCCCGGCCCAGGAACACGGTCACGGACACGGGCTCGTCGCCGGGAGGGGAGATGAACCCCGCGGCGCCACACCCGCCGCACAGGTCCCCCGCTGACCAGCCGGAGCCCTTGCAGTCAGAGCAGATAAGCCCCGCCGCGTGGGTGATCCCGTCGAGGATCAGGGCGCGCACCCCGTCGTCGTAGGTGACGGTGCGGACGCCGGTCAGGGTGAACGTGGGCGGGATCACGACGGATGCCCCTCCGATGCATTACCGGGGCACATCTCGCCCCACAGGTCGCCGTGCCAGTGCGTCGTCCCGTTGCAGCGGCACACACCCACGTCATCGAAGGTCAGCGTGTCCTTGGTGCCGCGCAGGTAAGCGGAGATGTCGCTCAACTGGGCACGGCAGGTACGTCCGTCGATGCTGCCCCAGTCCATGCGAATGGCCTCGGCCCACGCGTCGAGTACGACGGCGGCGCGGGCTTCTCGTTCGTTCATGCCTCCTCCTCCGGGCGAGGGAACCGCACCAGCACGGGGTCAGTGACGCGCTTCGTGTAGACCCACCCATGATCGGTGGCGAAACGGACGTGATGCCCATGAGACCGCGTCGCGTTGGGTGAGTCCCAAGGCAGGGCAACGGCCTCGACGGTCTCGGCAATGTGGATCTCTTGATCGGTTCGCACCACGTCACCGGGCACAAGGTCCCCGAATGTCAAGGTCTCCCAGTGCTCATCCACCTTGCACCACCTTCTTCGCCCTTGCCAGCTCCCCGCCCGTCACGCCCAGCCTCGCAGCTTCCATGATGATCGACCCGCGGTACGCGGCAGCCTGCTCCTCGACCTGCTCGGGGGTCATCACCACCTGCTCGGTCGGTGTGCTTACCTGGTCGATCACCCGGCCCAGGGCCTCGCTCAACTCCGTGACGTAGCCCACGAGCGCGTTGACCTGACTCTCAAGCGCGGTGTTGATGCCGGCCTGGATCTGCGCTTGCTCCTCCACCATGGTCTTGACGGTGGCGCCGACGATCTCGGCCATCTGCTTCGCGTCCATGCTCATGCCTCCTGCGCTCGTTGCATCTTCCAGCCGGCGACACCCTTGAGGTAGTCCATCATGAAGTCCGACCACTCATCGCGCTCGAACACCGCCCGGTCCCCGCGCGAATCCTCCCGGTCCTTCACGGTCAGCATCTTGTAGTCGCCCACCGCCGTCTTGTCCATGAACAACACCGTGGACATCGCGAACCCGAGACCCTTCTGCGTCCGAGGCTTGTACCCCGCGCCCCCGAACATGGCCTTGATCGCCTTGGAGTCCCGGCCATCGGTCCGCAGCTCGCCAGCTTCCGCGAGCACGAGCACATGGCCGTTGGCGAAGGTCAGGGGCTCGGTCACGGTGCGGTGCCACAGGGGGTTGATGAAGTTCCACTCGACCAGCGTGGCGTCCTGGCCCTGGGTCGCTTTCTTCTCGGCCTTGACCTGCTCGAGCCGGTGCTGGATGAGGAACTCGGGGAGATCCTCGCCATGCACCTTCTTGATGTACCACTTGAGGATGTCGTCCCAGAACCAACTCGCGGAGTCCACGACCAACCAGTCGTTGCGACCCATGGTCTCCAAGGACTTCGTCAACGCGCGTGCCTGTTGGTCCCAGCCGCGCACATGCAGCAGCTCCAACGGGCCATCCCCGGTCTCCACCTCCCCCGAGGTGAAGGTCTCGGTGCCGATCAGCTCGGCCGGCGCCATGCGCTCCCAGGCGTTGTCGGCGTCGATGACGAACATCCGGTTGCCGGTGCCCACCAACCTCCGCGCGATGTCGATGGCGGCGCGCGTCTTGCCTACCCCCATCGGGCCGTAGAGCATAATTCTCTCGCGGGCACGTTCGGTGGGGCCCCACGTTGGCTTCGGCATCTGCTACTTCCCCTTGATCGTGTCGTCGGTGATGGTGATGTACGCCTTCTTCGTCGAGTCCTCGCGGTACGCCTCGACGGGGAGCCCATCCGCGAGCATCCGGTCGACGGCCCCGCGCTTGAACTTCCGCGTCGTCGACTCAGGGACCAGGACGATCTTGCTCGTGGACTGCTTCACGCCGCCCTCGACACCGTTGCGCACGAGGATCTCGAGGATCCCACGACGGTGCTCCTCGACCCTTGCCGCGGCCGCGGTTTCGGTGGCCTTGTCGGCGCGCCAGTTGGTCATCAACGCCCGCAGCTTGATCGCGTCACCCTTCGGCAACGCCTCATCGGCCTCGGGCACTTCCTTCTTCGCGTGCACGCCGGTCTCGGTGTTGTGGAGCTGCCAGAACCCGCACGGCCACATGGCGTAGTCGCACTCGGGCAGCTTCCCCTCGCCGGCTTCGATCGCTTCGATCATCCGCACCAGGCGCATGACCCGCGCGATGATCTGCCCCTTCGAGAACACGGGGGCCTCGGGGATGATGTATTCGATGTCATCGACGATCTTGGTCTCGTCGTCCTTCCACCCGACGACGAACAGCAACGGCAGCCCCGTCGTCGCGACCTCCACACTGGTCTGCCACGCGCACTTCTCGCGGTAGTAGGTGTCGAACTTCCATGACTTGGCGAGGGCCTTGGCTTCGACGACGCGCATCTGGCCGATTTCGGCACCCGCGAGTCTCGACTCCTCGGTGGTCTTGAAGCACGACATCACTTCGTCGGGGTGGCACCGGATCACAGCCTTCTTGCCGACCTTGAGTTCCGTGCAGAGCTGGCCCGACTCGTCGAACGTCCCCCCCGTGATCCCCTCGACCTTCATCCGATCGACGCGCTTCCAGCCCTTTGGCTTCAACTTGTCGAGGATGATCGGCTCGTTGGTGTTGCCCTGGGCCCACGCCTCCTGCATCACCTTCGGGGCCGAGTCGGGGGTCTGGCCGAGAGCCTGGCGGATCAGGTTGGCTTCGCAGTTGCCGAGACTCGAGGCTCGGAAGATCCACAGCCCGTTCTCGCGGTACACGTCGGGCCGGTGGTCCGCGATGTGATCCACGGGCTCGGTGTCGAACTCGCCGGGGTCACTCACTCGGCTTCCCCCAGCCACTCGACGTACAGCGCGCTGCCCTTCTCCGTCTGCCCTTCGACCGACTCGACGATGGCGCGCACCTCCCACTCGCCGGGCCCACCGGGCACCGGCCGCTTGCCCCCGAGGATCTCGTTCATGGCCCGGTACGCGGACTTCTCGTCGGAGAACTCGATGAGCTTCACGGCCACGCCGGCTCCGAACTCACCGATCACGGCCTCGCAGAGCTTGAGGTACTTGTCGTTGGGCCGACCGCGGGCCGGCTCGGGCAGCTTGTCGACGCGCTGCATCACGGTCCGCCCCCCTTCGGGCGCGTCCTTAGCCGGCTGGATCACCGGACGTGGCGGTCGCTTGGCCGGTGTCTTGGTGGCCTTCTTGGTGGGCATGGTCGCCTGCTCTCTACTCGATGGGTTGGACTGTCGTACACGCCCTGGGATCGAACCAGCTCGGGCCCCAACTGCGGCCAGCGTGTGCCTGCGGGTGCTACTCGACCTCGGTCGCGCCCACGGTCATCCAGATCGACGACTCGGACTCCACGTCGTCGACCAGGGCCATGGCCTCGTCGTTGGCGTCGAGTCCGTCGATCTCGGCGTAGCACCGCTCGATGAACGTCGCGCCGCCGTCGTCGGGGCTGGACTTGGCGATCGCGATGATCTGGTCCTCGAGGCTGACCAGCGGGTCGGCTTCGGACTCCTCGGGCTTGGGCTTCGGCGCGGCCTTCTTCGCGGCGACCTTCTTGGCCGCGGCCTTCTTCGCCGGCTTCGGCTTCTCCGTGCCCCAGCCCTTCACCTCGGTCGGGAGCAGACGCGTGCGGGTCTTGTTGAACGCCTCGTAGGACGTCTGCTCCATGTGCAACGTCAGGCCCTCCCAGTAGCCGGCGTCCATGGGGGTGAGCTTGGTCTGCTCGAACCGGCTGCGCATCTTGTCGGGGTCGATCGCCATGCAGGCGTCGATGATGGCCCCGAGGTAGGTGCTGTTGTTGAAGCCCTTGGGCCGGCCGTCCTCGCGCTGGACCTTCTTGCCACCGTCGACGGCCTCCCAGCCCTTGCCGATGGTGATGAACTGGTTCTCGATGACCCCGCCGTCGCCCACGTCGGGGTCGTCGGTCGCGAAGTCGCAGATGCCCGTGAGCACCATCTCGTCGTCGTTGGTGTAGCCCGGGTCGAGACCGAACCGGAAGTTGCGGATCGTGATGTCCAGGTCATCCGCGAGACCGGTGGAGGTGGCGAACGGGTCGAACTCGTCGTGTGCCATGGTGTGTGCCTTTCTTTCTCCCCCGTGGGGATGGTTGTGCCCAGGAATGGGCGGTGTTGTCCCCCAAGGTTGGGGGTGGGAAATCAGGGCTGGCCGTTGCCGTAGCCATAGCCGTCGCCGTAGCCATAGCCGTTGCCGTTGCCGTAGCCGTTGCCGTTGCCGTAGCCGTCGCCGTCGCCATTACCGTCGCCATTACCGTAGCCATTACCGTCGCCGTTGCCGTTGCCGTAGCCGTCGCCGTTGCCGTTCACCACTTGCTCCGGTCACAGTCGATGAGGAACAGGACAGAGTCGGGGTTGACCTGCGTCGTCTGGTTGAGGGGGTCGAGGATGGTCTTGGTGGTGGGACCGTCCTTGGCCAACTGCCCGAGGCCGGCGGTGGTGCCCCAATAGCGGATCACCTTGGCGTCGGCCATCACGATCTGGCCGTCCTTGGTCTCACTGAGGGTACCGACGAGGTTCCAGCGGTCCTTGAGGACCACGATCTTGAGGTCGCCGGTTGGGGGTGGGGTCGGGATCGAGTCGGCGCGGACGTACTCCACGTTGTCGATCTTGATGGTGATGGGGATGGTGGTCATGGGTGTCTCCTGAGTTACTTGCGAACTTGGGTGTCGGACACGATGGCTTCGATCCACCAGTCGGGCAGCAACTTCCTGCCGGCCTCGCGGTACCACCGTGGGAACTGCTTGTCGAGGATGAACGTGGTGGCCCAGTCGTTCTCGTGCCTCACACCTCGCCCGGTCATCTGGACGAGGGACCTTGCCACCTGTACCCCGTACCAGACCTGACCTCCCGGGCGACGTAGCCGTTCGCTGACTTGTCGGTCACCCAGAGCAGGGAATGGGACTTTCGCGACGACCACCACTCGGCAGAGATCGTCAGGTAGGTCGAGCCCTCGGTCCAGACTCGGTGCCAGCAGAACTCCACCGGTCCGATTGAACGCTTCCACTGCCTGGTCGCGTTCACGGGCGTTGGAGTACGCAAGGATCGCACGGCCGTTCCACCTTTCCTTTCCCTCTTTGCGCAACGATTCGGACAGGTACTTTGTGAGTGAGTAACTGACCGTGTGGACGAGTATATTCTCATCCCCATATCTGTCAAGGATTTCCGCCACCCCGGCCAGGAGCTTGGGCTTCTCCACCGCGGCCTCGGCGTAGGTGATGTTCGCGATCGGCTTCATGACGATGGGCCGGTTCTCCTTGGCGAACGGCATCGGCATCCTCACGACATCCCACGGCACCCCGGCCTGCTCGAGCCCCAAGCTCTCAGCCATCTCGTCGGGGGAGATGATCGTAGCCGACATCAACAGCCACCGATCGGCGTGGCGCCACAGCCGCTCCATGCCCCAGTCCTGCACGACGACCGGCTTCAACACGAACGACGCGACATCCACCTCCTCGCGCTTCTTCGGGTCCCAGCGGGTCTCATACACGCGGATCCAGTCGCCCCACCCCTCGGGGTCCTCGTCGTTGCCCAGCTCGATCCCGCGAGCCTGATCCAGCAACCGCTCGACCCCACGCTTCCGGCGCATGAGGGCCACGTCGTTCTCGTCCCAGTCCTGCATCTGCTCGACGCGGTACTGCAGCGCGCTCACGAGACTCCCGATCCAGTTCTGCACGGTCTTGGTGCGCGCCGCCTTCACGGGGGGTTCGAGCCCCAGGTCCTCGAGCAACCTCGCACTGGCCCGGAACTCGACGTAGCCCATGAGCGCTGACTCGAGGGTGTCGCACTCATCTACGACCACGAACGGCCGGCGACTGGTCTTGCCCTGGATCTCCTTCTCCCCGAACGTGCCCGCGGTATTCGCCTCGGCCAGTAGGTAGCTCGTGTTCAACACCGCGACGCTCGCCGTCAACGCTTGCACCTTGGCGCGTTGGTAGGGGCACTCGGCGCGCTCGGGACAGAACCGGCACCCTCGGCCCGTGCAGTCGTCCCCGGTGTACTCGGGGTACGGCATCGTGGCCGTGGGGTAGTTGCTGCGTCCTTTCAGCACGCGTGCATATTCTCCGAAGTCTTGGATGAACTGATCCTGCAACTGCTTGCCCGAGCAGACGAACAGGCTCTTGGTCGCGAGCCTCCGCCGCACCATCTCGGCCACGAGGGTCTTGCCCGAGTTGTGGACTACGAACTCATTGGCAATGAAGTTGTGGGGATCGTCTGCTACTTCGATGTCGTAGGTCATCTCCTGTCCGCAGTAGTCGATGCTAACGATCTCGTCCTCCACGATCTTCTGGGCGACATGGCGATGCTTGTACTCCACGGCGTGATCGCGATGGTGCTCGATCGCGCTCTTGACTTCGAGATTCTCGAGGTCGTTGTTGGTGTGATCGTGGTCCTTGTGATGGACGTGAAGATCGCGGTCGATGAAGGTGAACTCCGACTCACCGTCGCGAAGGCGAGCCACGAACTCGTCATAGGTAATGCCGTTCATGTCAGCCTCGACCACAAGCCGGTGCTTTGGTACTCGATACCAACTACTCGAGGTGGCGTTTCTGTGGGTCGCGTGCGGGTGACCTTTGAGCCCTTGAACCTGCAAGTAGTTCATCTTCGGCTTGTGGTCTTTGCCGGCGGCTTTCTTCCCGCGCACAAACACCCTGTCCCCAATTCCAAGGGTCTCGAGTTTCGCCCATCCCTCAGGAGTGGAGAATCGGTGGTCACGCGTGGCTCGGATCGTTCGGCCCGTCTGAGTGGTGACGCGGTACAGAGACTTGATCCCACTCTCGTACACGTCCTCGATCCAGCCGAGTCGGACGATCCCCTGCTCAGCTCGTTGAATGCGTGTCCCGATGTCAGGATCCCATGAGACTTCCCGTTTGAGTCCGCGCCCGACCGGGGATCTACCCCCGTGGAACTTGTGGCACATCTCGGCCAGGGTGATCCTGAAAGACTTGCCCCCTCGGTTGATGGTGAGGATGGTGTCGCCGGCCAGGCATCCGGTCGGTGCGTCGAGCATCACGACGCGCGCTCCGTTCTCGAACGCTTCGACGATCTGCTCGCACGCCTTGAGCTGGTCCGGTCGGAACCGCGTGAACTTCTCGGGCCACGGGTGCTCGCCGGCCCGGGTGAACCATCGAGGGTCGTCTACTCCGACTTCTGGTTCCCCAGGTGGCGCAGCTTCGGGTTCATCACCTTCAACGGGGTCCAGCACTTCACGCACAACAGCTCGCGCGGTACGAGCACGACCGAGCCACTCCTCGGGATCGGGGCGATGCTGGTCTCCTGGCACTTCGTGCATCGGACGCGCACGTTGATCGTTTCGCTTGCCACTGTCGCCTGCTTTCCTCTTGTGCTTGATCTTGGGGCCGTAGCCCTTGAAGGGGTCGAACGTCGCCTGGGTCTTGTCCATCTGCCTACTCGTCCTCGAACAGCGCACGGTACGGGTACAGCACCTCGTCCAACGCCATCCGCCACTTCTCGCTCATCGACTCCCGTTGATCCAGCGCGATGGCGATGTACTCGAGCTTCATGGCCTCGTCGGACTCGCGCAGCTTGGCGCGGAGCCCTTCGATGAACACGCCCTGCATCTCATCCTGGGCTTCCAACTCGGCCATGGCTGCGAGCGTGGCCTGCAGCTTCATCTTGGCGGTCAGCTCGAAGTTGCCGGTCTCCGCCGCGATCTTCGTGAGCCCCTGGCCGATGAACGCGCGCACCATCTCGGCCACGCTCTCGTACTCGACCTCACGGTGGGCGATCATCTTGTTCATCTGCGCCTGGACCCCGGGGTCGATGCGCACCCGCAGGTTGGCGCTGTGCCCGTGGCGGTCCGCGATCATCACGGTCTGGGTGGCCGGCTTCGCGGGGGTGTCGGTGACGAAGGGATCGAACAGCTCCGCAGCCTGTCCATCTGCTGGCATGGCATCACGCTCCTCTTGGTTGGTGGTGCGGGAGTATGCCCACGGTCACAACCCCGTGTCAATGGGAACCTTGCCTCCCCCTTGAGCGGTGCGGTGGTTCTCTGGTCCCGTGGTTCTCTGGTTCTACGGTCCAGCGGTGCACAGGTCCGGTGGTTCTCTATCGTCCATCTACTGGCCTAGGCCCTAGCGCGGCATGCGAACCATGGTCGCGAGGGTGGTTCTTATGCCGCGCACCCTGCGAACCACCGAACCAGGCGAGGGGGTTGTACTCACCCGGCAGGCCGGGAGAGAGAGGCGGTCGAGACCGTATCGCGCCTGTCAAGCCGGGTCAATGACCCAGGGTTACAGTTGTGTGACGAGAATGGAGGGGGGTCGCGTCGTCCATCTCACGCCTGTCGGGGGCCCGGTGTGCCGGCACGCGAGCCCCCGTCATGCCGGGCAGGGTGGTGCGTCCATCTGCTGGAACGCGCCGCACCCCCTCGGTCGCCTCGAGGGGGTGCGGACATCTGGCCCATGTGGGCTATGGCTACTTGGCGTGGCGCGGCTTAGCGTTGGGCCGGCGCATCCACGCGGGGCGGCGATGGTGGCCCACGCGCTCGCGCTCGCCCCCGGTCACTTCGCCACCCTGCCGTCCTGCTCGGCTACCCACGCCGCGGCATCCTCGAGGGTCTCGTGCCACCCTTCGTAGCTCCGAGCGTGCCGACGCACGATGAACTTGGGGCCGTTGGGCGCACCGTTGTACTCGCGGGTGATGGTGTACCACGTTCCGTAGATCTCGGGCTCGGGCTCGTCCGGTTCGTCCATCTCGTGGAATGCCTCAAAGGGACACCGCGCCGCGGGGTACAGGTCGGGGAACGATAGGCCACAGTCCCCGCACGTCGCGGAGTCGGGGGTGCCGCGGGGAACGGGTTGCGGGTTGTAGTCCGCGGGGATGTCGTCCATCTCGAGCGCGCTCATCGGGCCAGCTCCCGCGCGTCGCTCATCGGCAGGGTGATGGACACTAGCGGGCACGACGGTGCGCCCCCGGTGACGTACTCCACCTGCACGGCCGCGCACCCGGTCCCGACCTTCGCGGCGATGTCGTCGCGGATCCGCATAAGTCCATCCGCCTGGGCCGTGGACCGCTCGCGCACCTCGTAGTCCTCATGGTCGGGGCCGTAGGGGTCGGCCCACTGCTCGAGCATCGCCGTGTCGTGGTCCTTGAGGCTCTGGTGCGAATCCTCCTCGAGCACGGCGATGATGGTCTCGGACTCATCGTCGAGCACCGCGGCGAGGATCCGAACCCACCCTTCACCCTCCTCCGCGATGCGGGCCACGACCTCGGCCACGGCAGCTTTCACGATGTCGGCGCGCCAGTCGTGCAACGCTCCATCCATCTCACCCGCACGCGCCTTGTCGTCCATCTCGTCGAGCGCGGTCTCGATCTCGTCGGGCAGGCTCGGCCAGTCCGCGCCGTCCGTCAGGTCGTAGAGGTTGCCGCGTACTCGATCCTCGATCCTCGCGAACCTTGTCGCCTTGTCCATGATGTCCACCTTTCTCGGCAACCGACTCTCGGCACCCCTTCCCCCTCGCGTCGTCCATCTGCTGGGGACGCGAGGGGGGCGGGCTGTCCAGGGTCAGAGCGCGAACCTAGGGTTGCCGTTGCGGCTCGAGGGGCGCCGTTCCACCCGCTCGAGGATCCCGGTCACTTCCTTACGTGTTGCCATGATGGCCACCTTTCGTTTGGGTCCTTGAATCATTCCACATTTCCGCCACACTTTCAACCACCAATTCCCGCCACTGGCCCACGCGTCGCGCACCTGGGGCCAGGATCGTTGCGTCCATCTGCTGGAAAGCACAAGACCCCGGGTGGGCGCGTGTAGGCGCGAGCACGAGAGTCGTCGGATGGCGTGAGACGTCACGAAATAGCGCCACCTTTAACGATACTCGTTTCTACCACCTTTCCCGCCACCTAGGGGCCCACGAACGGCACAAGCTCGCGCCCATTCGTGGGCAAGCTCGAGTAGCTCGAGAGACTCTCGAGGGCATGGGCCCATGGTCGACCACGCGAGAGCGCGGGCGCGACAGGCCAGAGGCTATGGCGACGGATCTAACGGGATAGGACCCCTAGACCCATCCTTGAGCATCCGCGGCGCGTCGCATCGGTCGGCCGTAGGTACTCAAGGATGGACCCCTAGGCGCGCCATGGGCCCCCGCGTTTCCCGCGGGGGCCCATGGTTCACACTGTCCAGCTCGTGGGCCCATGGGCCCTAGAAACGTCGCCTAGTCGACATTCCCGCCCATGGTCCAGGCCTGGGCATCGGCGGAACGATTCGCGCCGGCGCGCTGCCCACGGGATCCCGTCACACGCTGCACACGCTCGAGTCCCGCGGACTTGAGTAGTACCGCGTCCTCATGGTCGACATCCTCGAGGATGGCCACGGGATCGGTTGCCGTTGCCGTAGTGGTCTTGTCCATTGTGATCACTCACCTTTCGTTGCCGGCACTCTGCCGACAAGGATGCCCACGGGCCCATCTCTCGAGCCCATGGGTCACCTTGTCGGCAGGCTACCGGACGACGGGTACCGTGTTCTTGAGGATCACATGCCACGTGTTGCCCAGTGTGACGCGTGAGTGATCTGGCCCACGGAACCCGGGGTCATGGGTCATGGTCCCGCGGGCGAGCGTTGTGCCGTTGGGCAGCCTCGCGACGTAGGTCCCGACATGGTTGGTCCCCAACAGTCGCGCGGTTTCGGTCCCGTCGTCGAGGTCCGTCGCCACCTTGGGCACGTACTGGTGGCCATGGATGACATGGCCGATACCGGCGATGTAGTCCATGGGATGGGTTTCGCGTTCCTGATCGGTCGGATACCTGGCCAGGCGCGGACCGTAGACGTCGACAGGTTCGCCGTCTGTGAAACGGATCCGATGGTTCTTGCGGCCGAAGGTCGCGCCCATCCTCCGAAGCTGGCGCGTAGTGAGATCCGTCGGAATGGCGTAGATGTCGCCTTGCCGTTTCACATCCTTCCCCATGGCTACCGCAAGCTTTACCGTTTCGGGCATCAAGTCGCGGTAGGCCTCGCGTACCGTCGTGGGCGGAACGGGAATGCGCGGCAGTTCACAAAGGAAGTACAGCGGTCGACGTTCATTCTCGTCAAAGCCTGACAAGAACAGCGCGACGCGTGGCCGCGGGTGGACCATTCCCCATGAACAGCCGCGCCGACCGCAACCATCCGCGCCGACATTCGACCGCTCGAGTTCCGTGAGCTTCGGATCCGTCTGGCACTTGCACGCGCGGTCCGGCATCTTGACGCGCCCACGGATCAAGCTCTCGCCCAGCCAGTGGCGGTAGGTATTCCAGCGGTAGACGATCGGCGCGGTCTCGAGCCCGCTGACATCGCATCCCGCCATGGCCATGAGCGCGACCACCGCGACATCCTCTGGCACATCCGCGGTCACTCCCCACAACGGGAACTGTCCAGAGGTCTCACGCGTGACGTACCGCGTTCCCGTGGGCTCGTTCACTTGCCATGGCGGATAGGGCTCGCCCGCGGCTTTCATCGCCTCGCGCTCATCTTCGGTCGTCGCGCGCCATCGCGTCTCATCTCCCCATGAGTACCGCACGCCATCCATAGCCCATGGCCACCGCGTGCCAGTCTCCACCGCGTGCGGGATGGTTTCGTGCCGCTCTGGTTCATCGTCGATTAGCTCGAGCGTGGCGTGGTCGATTCCAGCCGCGTCCAGTGCGGCGAACGGGATAACCACGCTGGGCACATCGTCGCGAACGCGGGCGACGACATTGCGCGCCACGGATTGATGGCGCGCGGTCGTCACGCTGTAGCGGTCCCCATTCAACAGAAACAGTCGCGGGTTACCCTTCCCGTCGCGCAATAGCTCCACCAACGGGAAGTGAGTCCCGTAGCTATACAACGTGTCGCCGCGGCCCCACACGCTACGGCCGTTGCTCGAGTAGTTGGCGCGGTCCGATCGGCCCAGCGCGATGTCGCGCCACCTCGTGGCCACGTTGTCATGGTTTGGCATCTGTCCACCTTTCATCGGTACTAGAGCCCATTGCCCTAGATCCGCCCAACGGCACGCGCCATGGTCGACGCGTGCCGTTGTACTGACCTAGGGCCGCGGGCGCGTCCAGACGGGAAGCGGGCGAGCCCAGACGGGAACCATGGTCACGCGGTGCGCATCGGCTCGAGCATCCCGCGTCAACGCGGCGAGTTCCTCCAGATTCCTGGCCAGAGCTTCCGAGAGTGTGGTCATGCTGTCCTTTCATCGCGGTTACCTACCGCGAGCCCGCCTACAGCATAGATCCCTACCCTAGTTCGCGCAACCTTTCCCGCCACCTTTCCCGCCACCTGCTCGAGCGCTCCACCTGGGCCCATAGGTAGCCCATGCCCACGAGCTAGGCCCCAGTGTCGGCGCGTGCTGGGCTACGCGCTGGGGCCCCCGAGTACGGCCGGCCGACGATGAGCCCTCG